CAAATCTAATTGTTGTTCAACTGCACGATTAGGGATTTCGCCAAAATTAGGATAAAGGGTAAGCACCCCTACAAAGCCATCTCTAACAGCCATGCGATCGGCTTCGAGAAAGAATGCTCTAATTGATGTTCCGCGCTTATCAAAATTCTTAGATGCATTGACAACCGACTCAGGTACATTGCCACTAAGTACCCATTTACTAAGCAGACTAGAAACAATCTTGACCGCTGGTTTAAAGAAATTAACAAATAGCGATCGCCTTAATCTGAAATACCACTCTTTTGGTGTTTCGCTTGGCATGAGTGGTAAATATTCCTCAGCCAAATTATCAATAATCTGATCGAGGTTTTCGCCATAAATCCAAGCGCTTTGGCCCTCATAGAAATCTATGCAACGCCTGACATTAGCTTGCTGTCTTTGATAAGCAATGCTCTTTAATGTTGGGTTGTCATCGTCGCCAAGTATGTTACCGCCTTGATAGCCTTTAGCGATCGCCCTTGGCAATTGATTTGGCTGTAACGTGATTAAAGTTTCTGTTGTCATTTTTGCAACATTAATTATTAATATGATATTATCAGCTTAATCTGAGTTAATGGGGCGTGATGCCCTAATTAATAAAAGATTGCGGAAAAGATTAGAAGTGATTTCTACCTTTGAGCGTGATGCCCCCGCTACACAGCAAAGCACTCAAAGTTAGGAATCATAAATATGGCAGCTTTAACACTATTAGAAATGGCAAAGCAAGCCCGTGAGACGGGAGACGTTCTCAAGGCTGGTATTGTCGAGCAGTATGCGGGTAATTCTCCGATCCTTGACGTTATTGCGTTTGAAGAAAGAGCAGGCGGTGTCGTTGAGTGGCTGCAAGAGAAGCGACTCCCCGTAATGGCTAACCGTGCAATCAACGAAGGTTTTACAGCCGATATTGGTGAAGTTGAACGACGGATCGAGAAAGTCGTGATTGCTGGTGGCGAAATCAAGATCGATACGGCTGGCTTAAAGCTGTATGGCGAAAACGTCTTGACCACTCAAATCTCGATGGCTCTCAAGTCATTACAACTTAAATGGCATGGCGACTTTTTCAATGGCGATCACGCCATTAACCCTAAAGAATTTTCAGGACTTAAAACCCGTGCTGGTGGTACTCAACTAGTTCAAGCTGGTAGCGCATCAGGCGGCGACGCTTTATCACTTAGCGCTTTACGCCGCGCTCGTTCTAGAGTTCGCGCTGTCAACCCTCGTGCCCAATTGCGTATCTACTCCAATCTTGACTTGTATTTGCGCTACCAAGATGCAATCAGTAATCCCACAATTTCGGGTTACGTTGTCCAAACCAAGAATGACATCGGCGTTGAAGCCCCTACATTTATGGGGGTCCCTTGGTTTCCTATTGAAGAAGACGCAGAGGGCGATCAAATCCTTGGTTTTACCGAAGTTGGAAGCGGCGGCGGCGGGGCTGTAACCTCTTCAATCTACATCGTTGCATTTTCTCCTGAAGACCTTACAGGTATTCAAACAGGCGGTATTGACGTGCGCGATATGGGAGAGATGCAGACAGAAACTAAAAGACTGATTCGTATGGATTGGTTGAACAATTTCGCAACTTATAACCCTCGTTCCTTTGTTCGCCTTGCTGGTGTAAAGGACGCTGCTTTTGTCGCTTAAAAATATCAATTACGTGATGTCACGTAATTGATATTTTGCAATGCTTTCAACCCAATTAAAGAGAAAATTATGGTTTACTCAAGCGCTTTTAGATCTACTCTCCCTAGAGCTAATAACTCCACTAACACATCGCAAATCGATGCGTTAACAACCCTACGCGATTACACAGCGGCGGCTATCAGTGCAACTACTAATGGCACTCCCATTGAATATCCTTTTAATGCCGAAGAATCGGTAAAGGTGATCATTAATCAGGCTGCTTACTCTAGCTATGCGGCTGGTACTGTTCATTGGACTCTATCTCTTGAAGTTTGCGACACTGTTGGCGGTACTTATAGGCAAGTCGCCTCTATTGCCCCCACCGTAGCGGCTGGCGCGGCTCTCAATGGTCAAGAGGTCTTTTTGAGTGGTGAACAAATCAATAAAACTTTTGCTAATGCAAGGTTTTTAAGAATTGTCGCAACTAAACTCAGCACAGCAGGAAACCTCGTTTTTGGCGCTTACCTCGTCCCATCTGGTCACTAATTTTATGAAGATCAATCTTTATCACCCAAAAACAGGGGAATTAAGACGAATCCACCACCATGATGTTGAGGGCTGGATTGTAGACGGATGGCTAACAGCGCCCCCCGATCTAAATCCGATTGTTGATGAAGAGCCAGAAGCGATCGCACCAAAGTCAAAAGCTAAAAAATCTACACCTGTAGATACTGAATAACTAAACGGAATAGGCGATCGCAAGGTCGCCTATTTTAATAAAAATGAGTTGCGCTCTTGAAATACCAATCGAAAATTTTGCGGACAATCCGATAGTTATTGGTTTCCCTTGGAAAGCATCGTTATCTTTTGGTGTGGGTACTCAGGCGACTTTTGTTGGTGCCGATTTATTGCTGTACGATATCTTTTTTGCGATCGCGCCAAACGCAAAATCATCTATTAGTATTGCCCCTACTGTTACAAAGTACTCTAACGGATTAGCGGAATTTGAATTTAGCGCAATTCAGACAGGTGCCATGTCCCCCGCGGGTCGATGGACTGGACATTGTTTTTTGCAGTTAATAGCTGGAGGATCGCCAGAATATTTTATAGAGATCTCCCCTTACGTCGTTAATCCTGTACCAATGCCATGACGCAAATAGTTAAAGTCCTTAACTCGCCAACACGAATTATTAAATCTGCACCAATCCAGATTAATAACACTGGCGTATCAGCTAAGCAAAAATCCATAAATTTTAGTTATGGCGATGTGACTACACAGACGATCTATGCATTGACGGCAGGGCAACGGATTACTCAGGTTGAAATTGTTTTTGATGTTGCCTTTAATGTCGTTTCTACTATTTCTGTAGGTGATAGTGGCAACACTCAGAGATTAATGACTACAGGACAAAATAATCCGCTTTCTACGGATGTTTACGCAACGACCCCGTTTTATAAATATGCGTCAAATACCGATATTTTGCTAACTCTTAATACTGGTATGGGCGCTACTCAAGGATCAGGCGTTGTTATTGTTTATTACGAATAGGAGAAAGAAATGGGGCTGTTTAAAGATCTAAAAGGTACGACAGAAAGCATTTTTCGCGTCGGCGTAAATGCTTGGAAAAATATTACGGGTGGGATTGCGGCTCGTAATGCTGCTGATAATGCCGACGTAAAGGTTCAAGCGAGCCAATTTGAAACAACTGGCAACACTGGTCTGATTATCAACGCTGACGCTGCTAATACAGGCGCGGATTGGTCTATTACAATCAATCGTCCTGCAACTGGTATGGCGGCCGGCTACACACTGACATTACCTACTACAGACGGATCGCCGTCTGAGTATTTGCAGACGGACGGCAGTGGCAATTTAACATGGGCTGGGGTGGGCGGATCTGCCGACAAAATGGCGGTTGATACCACTTCGCTAGCGTTTGGTACGTCTTCGCCATTAACACTGTTTACGACTCCAGCTAATGCTGTAATCCATAAAATCCAAGTCGTTATTGATACGCCTTTTAATGGCACTGCTAACGTAACTGTGGGGATTGCTGGCACTACCTCTAAATATATGGGCTCGTCTCAAAACGTCTTGCAAGGCATCGCTAAAGATGTTTACGAAACGAATCCTGGAGAGGCGGCGGCTAGTGAAGCTTTGATCGCTACTTACGCAGCAGGTGGCGCTAGTGCTGGAGCTGCTAGAATCTTGGTGTATTACTCTGTACCATCATAATTAAATGAGCTTAATACCTGATCTAAAGGGAATCACTAATACTAGCTTCATGCTTAATGCTGGAGCTAGTCAAAGCGGATCTGACTGGCGAACTATTTTGCAATTACCAGCAACGGGTCAGGGCGCAAATTTAACTTTTACTTTGCCGCCAAATTACGGAACTTCGGGACAGATTTTACAATTCTTGGATTATTCAAGCGTCTTGCTTGATTCGGTCCTTTTGATAACCAACGTGACGGACAACGCAATTATTTATAATTTCGCGGGAGTCGGTAAAGGCGGGACAGTATCAGGGAATGTATTGACGCTTGATTTTGATACAACTGCGATGGCAGATACCGACTCATTGCAAATCTATTATGACGATGAAGCGATCGCCCCTGTAACTGCAAAGCAACAGCAAGAAATGCAAGATATGCTCTATTTGCTATCTCAGCAAGGGCAAATGATCGGCAAGATAGCTGAAATGGTTGATGGTGCAAATATTCGGGCGGCGCTACAGGCAAGCGCGGCTGTGATTGGTTCCGTAACCCAAAGCGGGTCATGGACATTAACCACAGTTACCACTGTTTCTACCGTGACAACCTGTTCAACCCTTACAAACCAAACACAGAACGGTGGACAACCTACTAACGATATTGTCCCAAATGCCTCCAATACGCTTGCAACTTTAGCAAATATCAATAACGTTACTTACACCTAAACCTATGCGAGTCCTACAAAAAAATCTACCTTTATTGCATACGCCTACGTTTCAGCAGATGACCTTTGCTCCTACCGCGACGGTTGCAAACGCATTTGTTGCTAACGATCCTACAGGGCGATCGCCATTTGTGCTGTACGTTGTATCTGCTACGGTGCAATATTTATATACAGATAATGGATGGGTTCAAATTCCTTCAGGGGGATTAGCGACTTTTGGAGCTGGAGCTTGTGGTTTATATCATCCGTGGAGTAATACATACACGGCAAACGGCGGATCAACAACAACAGCGACAGTAGCGGCGGGTACACATAATATTACGGGCTTAGCGCTTGGCGAGACAATTCAGTTTGTTGTTAGTGGCACTAACAGCGGGTTGCAACGCACAATCACGGGCGTAATCAATAACGCGGGTACAGGCACAATTACGATCCAATGGTCGGGCCCTGTTGCAACAGCGGTACTTAATACTCATACTTTTAGGATTAGCACAGGCAGATTTTTTGTCTATGGCGGTGGTGCAACCACGGCGGGATCGTTTAAATCCTTTGATGTTGCTACTATGTCTTGGTCTGGGAACTTGACGGTAACAGGCGTTCCAACTTTTACCAATGATGGGCGTATGGCTTTGATGTATCAGCTACCTAAAAGCTTTCAATCAGGGCTAGCGACGGCTGTTACAAACACGACTAACGCGACTATCTCGGACAATACAAAAAGCTGGAAAGTTAATCAATGGATTGGCTATTGGGTAAGGATTACCTCAGGGGCGGGTTCGCCTAATGGCAGTACAGGGGCTATCAATCCATTGCTTCAAATTACTAGCAATACTGCTACAACGCTTACTCTATCGGGTGTTTTTGCAACTGCTCCTGATACCACATCAATTTACTCAATAGAAGACGTACTTGCTTCTGGAGTTGCGACTTCTGGCAGTACAACAACGTTGGTCAACTCAGCTA